ACAGAAACTTGAGAAGCTGACGATACAGGAGCTGAGGAAATTGGCTACTGCGAAGGGCATCAAGGATGTTAACAAGAAGACCAAGCAACAGCTTGTGATGGAGTTGACATAATGGCTATAACTACGCTGGAGCAAGTGAAAGCGGTGCTGGACATAACCGGTACCGACAAGGATTCGGTAATCACCGCATTGATTCCCATGGTGGAAGAGGACTATCTTTCCCTGCGGAACAAGGCGTTCGATACCGATGATGACGGTGCTACTGTCTATCCTACCGGAGCCTCCATGACTGCTATCAGAATGATAGAGTACCACCTTGTCGGGAAACCGATGAATGGGACAGCAGGAACGGTTATTTCGGAGTCCTTGTCACGCTACAGCGTATCATATGCCAGCCTCGTGAAGATGTATCCGGATAATATCATCAGTGGTATCAAGCGATATGTGGGGTTCGTATGATTGAGAGATTTTACCGAATGACAGGTGAGATTCACAGGAAGACGAAAGCCAGCGATGGAATGGGCGGTTCCACCACCTCATGGGTTGCCATAATGACAAGCCGTGGGGTGCTTGATTTGGCAAGTGGTAATGAGATCTACAAGGCATCGAAGATTATGGCAGAGGCTACACATACGTGGTTCTGCCAGCCCTTGACCTTGTTGATTGAAGACCCTGCCGAGCAAACATCATACTTCGGTGTGCCGTTCAAAGCCTCGCCTTACGGGTCTGCCATGCCAGCACCCATTCTGAACACCGACAGGCTTGTGGTTGATGGAATCAATTATGAGATATTGTATGTTGACGACCCGATGAACATGGGTCATCATCTGGAAATTGCAGTGAGGAGGCTTGAAAGTGGTCAAGTATGAAAGCTTCGTTGACGAGGTGAAGAAACAGCTTGAGAAACGACAGCGTAGAGCCTTGGAATCTGCAAGTCAGTTTGTATTGGGTGAGACTTCACTTCGATGCCCTATTGATACAGGGAATCTGAAGGGTTCGTATCATCGGCAGATCGACATGTCGGAGCTTGTGGCGTATGTGGGAACAAACGTTGAATATGCTCCCTATGTCGAATTCGGAACCGGAATCTTTGCGGAGAATGGACAAGGGAGAAAGTCGGCTTGGGCATACCAAGACGATGCAGGGAATTGGAGAGTGACAAGGGGAGCCAGACCCCAGCCTCATCTACGACCTGCCTTTGCCGATAACCGTGATAGGATTCGGATGTTGATAGAAAGGGAGTTGAGAGGATGAACGAGGATATCCGCAAGATCGTATATCAGAGATTGACACAGGTTTGTGCCAACGTGTATTACGAGGATGTTCCCCATGATTCCCTGCTCCCCTATATCGTGTTCAGCTTCCCGAATGATGGGAGGGTGTACAAGAACCAAGTCGTATCTGATCTACAGGTTGACATCTACGATGTGGACCGTGACGGATACAACGTGTCGAGAGAGATAGACAGGATGGTGAGGGAGGTTGAGCGACAGCTTGACTACCAATCGTTCTTGGAGGGGGAAACCTCGTTCTGGTTCAAGCGAAGGACTAGGACAGCGATACCATTCCCCGACGATGTGAACATCTGGGCTCGCCAGCTTGTCTTTGAAACCAGAATCTATAGGAGTTAATTATGTTAGTACCAGAACAAGTTGAAAAAATCATGCTTGATACAGGTGCGGTATTCGTGAATGGGTCCCTCATCGCTCCCTGCGAAGGTGACAACACCTTTGTGGTTGAGCGTGAATATCGGGATATCCCATACAACGGAGCGCCCGGAAAGACCAAAGGACTCAAGAGGATTATCCGTGAGAACGCAACACTCACCGTACATCCGAAGGGCCTCACCCAAGATATGCTCAAGATGGCATTGCCTGCTGTAACCGAGAACGGAACAGCACTTGAAGGCGGTGGCCGTAGACTCATCGAGGATGCCTCGTACATCAATTCTGTTGTCCTTGTAGGGAACATGAAAGATGGAACGACCAAGGTCATCACCATCTACAACGCCCTAGTCGACAACGGACTGTCCATCACCGCAAGTGAGGATTCCGAGGCGATTCTGGAGCTTGCGTTCTCTGCCCATTACAATCCTTCAGACCTCACCGAACCGATCTACAAGATTGAGGACGGTGTTGTCGCAGGGACTTCGACTGTCACGTTCACCATCTCCGGTGGTGCTGGCGGTGCAACCGTGAAGTTTGCAGGAAGGACTGTAGCGGAAAGTGCAGGGACTGCAGTGTTCGAGGGTGTCGCCTATGGGGACAATCGGCCATATGAGGTTCACGAGGATGGATACGATTCCGTATACTCTTCGGTAACAGTCGATTCAGCTACTGAGGCTGTGTCCGTCTCGCTGGCATAAGGAGTAAAAGATGATAAAAACGAAGCACATTTTCCAACTTTCCCGAATCATTGACAAGATGAAGCTTTCCGAAGACATCAAGGACATCGTTGCTGAAACCAAGAAGAAGAATGTCGATGAGTCGGCTCTCGGCTACAAGATTATCACAGCTCTGGGGAGTAAGCTCCACATGGCAGAGGCAGAGGTGATGACACTTCTTGCTGATATATCCGGTAAGCCGAAAAAGGACATTGAGGACCAATCTCCCAAGGAAACCTTCGGGATGATTCGTGAATTGTTGTCCGAGGAAGGTGTGCTGGATTTTTTGCACAATCAGCAAGCGGACTTGAAGTCGGATTAGTATACTCGTTACTGAGCAGATACGGTAGTTGGATTTTCGAAGAACCTCTCGCCCTCGGACTCAACCTGTTGGAGCAATCCATCAATGACAGGCTTGAAGAGAGGGCATGGCTCTACTACTGTTGTACCTTGCCATACCAAGACAAGAAGCACCGGAAATCCTTCGGGGACATCATGAAAGACCTGAAACGACCCCAGCTCAAGAACGCTGATACGAAAATCACCCAAGAACAGCTTGACCGCTATGCTGACATCGCAGACCTTATGAGGAGCAGGTGATGGAAATATTCAGAATGGTCGGAAGTGTAGCATTGGAGGGGGCTGATAAGGTCGGCTCCCAGCTCTCGACTCTCGACAGCAAAGGCAAGGCTTCAAGCAAGGTTTTTGACGCATTAAACAAAGCCTCAAAAGCTCTTGCGGTTGGGGTTGGTGCTGTATCAGCGTCTCTCGCTGTGATGGTTAACAAGACCGCACAGGCCACAGATCGTGTAGACAAAATGAGCCAGAAGATAGGCATGTCACGCAAAGCCTACCAAGAATGGGATTATATTCTTGGGCAGAATGGAATAAGTGTTGACGGCCTACAAATGAGCATGAAAACCCTTGCAAAACAAGTAGAATCTGCAAGCAAGGGAAACGCTACTTCTATGCAGACCTTCAAGAAACTTGGCATTGAAATCCGTGACGTTAACGGCAATATAAAAGACCAAGAAACTTTGTTCAACGAAACATTCTCAGCTTTGGCCTCATACGGCAACGAGACAGAGCGAACCGCTATAGCTTCTACACTGCTTGGGCGTAGTGCTACAGAGCTTGCTCCAGCTATGAATATCGGAGCAGAGGCGATAAGTGATTTACGGGATAGGGCATACGATCTAGGGCTTGTTCTTAGTGATGATGTTATTGATGCTGGTGTTGAGTTCGGTGACTTAATAGAAGATGTTAAGCGTTCTCTAAGTGCGCTTACAAGCAACGTTATGCGCCCACTCATGAAAGTGTTATCACAAATGACCGATAAGGCATTGGGTGCATTTACCAAGATACAACCCAAGTTGGTGGAATTCGCCGACATTGTCAGCAAGGTTGCCTTGACGGTTCCTGTCATGTGGAGCTTCATGTCTGGAGCTGTCGGTTTGCTGTCCGACAAGCTGAAGGAAAAGCTGAAGGGACCGACCGATGCAATCCTTGGATTCGCAGAAAGCGTGATTGGTTGGATTGACGAGTCTGGACTGAAGGATGCCGTATCCACAGTATGGTCATTCACCCTCACCAAATTGGGTGAAGGGTGGGATTTCCTAACCGATACCGCAGTGCCATGGATAGGTGCTACGGTTGCTACTGTGTGGAACATGACCTTATCCTTGCTTGGCTCTGCCTTCACTTGGTTTGAAACCTATGCCATGCCTTGGCTCGGCAAGACCGTAAGCACCCTCTGGAACTGGACTGTAGATCTTTCACAAGCTGTCACCCCTGTCGTCATGGATACCGTAAGCACTCTCTGGAGCTGGACTGTAGAGGTGGTAGGTGAAACCTACGATGCGCTCAAGAAAGGGTTTGAGACGAATGATTG